CGAAGCCGTTCGATCTCGTCGGCGGCTTCTTCGACCATCGGCCATAGGATCATGTACTGAGAGTCGCGTCTCAGCCGCGTCACGATGTCATCGCTCATTTCGCCTCCGTTCCGATTCGATGGCATCGTGAAGCACCTTGATCACCTGGACGGCCTCGAGCATCGTCCGAGCCGTCGTTCGGTCGCCCGCGGCGGTCGCCTCGACTCGGTCGATGAGCCTGTTCCGGACGTCCTCAGCCATCCGGCTGAGGTCCGCGGCGGGCTCGCGGACGCCGTTCTCGGCGTTCCACTCGCGGTGATGGCGACTCATCCCCGGCTGCGGGTTGTCCTGCCGCTCCATGTCCTCGGTGTAGCTGTGACTTCTCATCGGATCCCCCGATCATCGAAGAGGGGCCAGAAGGTAGCCACACCCGCAATGGCGATGGCGCAGATGCCGAGAAAGATTCCCATGTCCGCGTTTCCTTTCGTGGCCTCGCGGTCTGCGCGAGGTCCATCATTACCGAGTAGCCCGCGACCGCCTCCATGACGATACGTCGGACGGGCTTCCCGAGTCCCTTGCTGAGCGCCGCCAGTGTCTGGTACGTGTTCTCGTCGACGGACACTGCTCGGCGCTTCATGGCGCGGGACGGTATTAGCATCGGCCAGATGCGTCAAGGGGCTTTAGGAAAACTTTGGTTGAGCGCCTGACGCCGCTGCTCGCACCCGCAATCGGGCGCCACAGCCTTGACAACGGCCGCCACCCCAGTCACCTGGGCGACCGTGTGGACGATGTCGCCTAGCCCGCGCGCGGGGCCGTCGTACTGCGGGCACACGCTGCAGACGCCGGGGGACGGGATGAACCCATGGGCAACCGCTCCGATGTTCGTGCAATGGCCGTGCAGGTGCTTGCAGCTCATGACAGCGTCAAAGCGCCTGGGTTGATGGATGCCAGCGACCCGTAGTAATCCAACACGTCGCAGATGTCGGTGACCGCAACCGTATGCCCGATCTGCGGTGTCGTGGCGTTGACTCCGAGCGTGGGGTGAATGTACAGCGCCTGCACGTATGGAACGTTTCCCGGTGCGTTGCACTGTCCAGTGCCTGCCGTGAAGTTCCGCTCGAATAGCAACGTGAGAAAGTAGCCGTTCGGAAACACCCCGGCACCTGAGGTCATTTGCAGGCAAGTCCTGATCGACACCCGCCATTTGCATATGCCTGGTGGCCTGTCTGGCTTCAGGAGTTCATAGGAGCAATTGCACGCCGCGCTCGTGGTTTGGTTGAACGTGCACGGATTGAACCCACCCGGCGCCGTGGGAACGCATCCGCCCGTGTAATAGGTGGCGGTGAAGTTGTTGGAGAAGCTACCCGTTCCCCTGCACCCCGTCGCATTGGCAAGGGCGCGGGTGATTCCGTCCGAGATGTTGATGATGCCGTAGTAGCGACCGATTCCCGCCGAACAGTTCGACATGGATACGTTGACGGTGCCGGTCCATTTCACGGCGTAGAGATTGGCGCTGCACGGGCAGATGCCTGGACAGGTCACCTCTCCTTGCCCGCAGCAGCACCGCGACGTGCTCACTCGACCTCCTCGGGGCTCACGGCGTACCACCCGCGCACGTCGACGCGGTTCGCGCTGCGCACCCACTCGCCGCCTTCGAGCGTGTAGACGTGGACGGGCTCAGCGATCCTGACCGGCGTCCCCCGCCTCACCAGCACCGTTTCGCCGCAGCCACTCGCGCACAGCAGCAGCAGCGCGAGCGCGCCTTGGATCAGCGTCACTGTCCACAGCTCTAGGACGCCTGGCGTAGTGCCGCAGAATCGCCACAGCGATTTCAGTGAGGACACGCTCAATCACCCTTCTCGGCGTCCTTGGCGAGGATCAAACCGAAACCAGCGATGATCGCGGAGATCGCGGCCGTCCAGTCGACGGCGTCGGGCCACCCGTTGAGGATGCCCGCGGCTGCGGTCAGGATGGCGGCGATGCCGGCAAGGGTGGTCTTACGGTTGCCTTTCATGGATCTTCCTTTCGAGCGCCGCGATGCGGCTCTCGTAGTGCTTTATCTCGGTCTGCAGCGCCGTGAGCATGACCTCGACGCGCGTCAGCTTCGCCACCACGATGAACGTGGTGCCGACCACGGCACCGATGACGGTGAAGAGCGCCGAGAGTTCGCTCAGGTTCATGGCATGACCAGGGCGGTGACCGTGGTGGAAGATGCGCCGTTGGCGCGCACCCATGTGCGCGACGGGTTGATGCGGATCACCGAATGGGTGTCGCCGCCGTTGAACACCATGCGGCGGGCGGCAGTGTTCTCGGCGGCCGCTGCGGCGGCGTCGTTGGTGCCGCTCGACACGATGACCATGTCGAAAGCAGCGAGCCCGTACAGCAGGACGTGGGCTTCGAGATCCTGCGGAGCAAGCTGCACCCATGCGCCGCTACTGGCGTTCACATTCGCAAGGGCGCAGAAAGATCGTGTGTCTGCCATTGGTAGTGGTTCCTTTGCCATTTATCTGGTTGCGTTGGGGGTGACGTAGAAGGTGCCCTCGGCGATGCGCGTCGTGACGCCGCTCAGGGTGGCCTCGAGGTCGTAGACGCCGTACTGCGGCGCGGTGAATCCCGCGGTGGTGACCGCGTCGATGGTCGCCGTGACGTCGGTGTGGTTGCCGCTCACGCTGATGGTGATGTCGCCGTCCAGGCTCGACAGCTCGAACACCACCGTGGTCGAGCCGTGCGACGGGCGACCCTTCATGGCGAAGGCGTAGCCGGTCAGGTTCGTATCGCGGTGCACGCTCAGCGTGAACGTGCTGCCGCTCTCGATGATGATGTCGCGCTGGGGGTTGTCCGTTGGGTGTGCCATGGATCATCCGAAGCAAAGGGTGCGAACCCGCACGAATCCCGCGCCGCCGGCGCCGCCTGCGCCGCCCGTGGTCGTGCCTTGGCCACCGCCGCCACCGCCGCCGCCACGGACGGCCGCGCCACCCGCGCCGCCTGCGCCCGCGGTGCCCTGCCCGCCGCCGCCGCCGCCGTTGCCGAATCCCGTGATCGTGTCGTAGCCGCCCGCGGTGCCCGCGACTCCCGTCGCGCCGCTGGCGCCGCCTGCGCCGCCGCCACCGCCTTTGGCTTCGTAGAAATTCGTCGAATCGGCATCGCCCGAACTAGCGGCACCTCCCGCTCCACCCGTTCCAGACGCCGCGCCGCCGCCACCGCCGCCAGGACCAAACGCAGGTCCGACCTTGCCTGCCGTTCCCACGCCGCCACCTTGACCGAAACTGAAGTATGTGCCGCTCGTTCCTGCCTCGGTCGTGAGAATCTGACTCACCACGGCCTCGGGAACCGTGTGACCATAGCCGCCGGCGCTGGCACCCGGTGCGTAGACATGGGTGCCGAAGCTGCTCGTTCCACTGGATGAATAGGTGGCGTATGCCATCGCGGTGCCGCACGTCACGGACACCGTGGAACCGAGCGCGGATGCGAGGAAGGTCTTGCTGGCGAACTTGCCCGCGTTTCCTCCTTGCCCAGGATTTCCAGTGGTTCCAGCGGCACCGGCTTCGCCCGCCCCGCACATGGTGACCTCGACCCACAGCGCGTTCGCGGGCTTCGTCCAGGTGCCCGACGCGGTGAAGTCCTGCGTGTCGACGGTGAGCGTGCCGCCGCCGCCGATCTCGGTGCCGCCGGCGGTGGTGCCGTCGCCCACGTAGAGCTTCTTCGTGTCGGTGGTGTAGATCGGCTCGCCCTCGGCGGGCGTGATCCCCGTCCTGTCGGCGTTGGTTCCGCGGCGTAGCTTGAGAGGCATTAGACCAGTGCTCCGTAATCGACCGTATTGGTGTATGGGTTCGTGATCGTCTGGTAGTCGGCGTCGTTGGTCGGGTTGGCGAACGTGCCGTAGTCGCTGAGGTTGATCGTGCCGTAGTCCGTGTCGCCCTCGGGCGCGTCGAAGGTGCCGTACTCGTCATCGAGCGCCGTCGGCATCAGAAGCGTACCGTAGTCCGTGTCGCCCACAAGAGGCGCCTCGCACGTGCCGTCGATGGCCTGCGTGTTGACGATGAGCCAGTACAGCGTTCCCGTCTGCGCGCGGTGGGGCACCGCCAGTACGTACGTATTCAGCGGGATCTGACGCGGTTGGTAGCCGGCGGGGATGTTGCCGTTCGCCACGCCGTAGCTGTAGTAGCTGCCCGTGTTGGACAGTTCCGACACGGAGAAACCGATGTTCGGATAGGTGTTCGCCCTGAGCTGCGGCAGGTAGTTCGGGCTGCCGGCGATCTCGGCGAAGTAGAGCGTGTACAGCCACCGGAACGGACCGCCCGACGCCAGGGCGGTCGCCTCCGTCACCTTCATGAGCTGGGTCTCGATGCCGGCGGGCTCCTCGCGGAACCGCGCGGCGCGGTCGAGGTCCTTCTCGCGGCGGAAGGTGTACTGGTTGCGGTACATCAGTACCAGACCCCCATGAACGCCTGGTACTTCATGCTCTCGCCGAGCGCGCCCGTCGGCCAGATGTCGTTGAACGCCACGGCCGTGCGCTCCTCGCGGGCCCAGCGCACGTCGGCGTAGTCGTCGCCGTTCATGCGGGGCTTGCCGTCGTTGTCCATCTGCAGGATCTGCGAATGATGGAAATACTCGTCGTACAGGTAGTCGATGACCACCTCGTAGAATTCGTGCTCCAGATGGTTGATGGCGGCGCCGTCGCAAATGAGGTTCTGCGCGCCGTAGCCTAGGAAGGCGTCCGAGTTCTTCTTCCCGACGTACGCCTGCAGCACGCCGGTGAGGTAGTCGATTCCGCCGCTGTTCACGTCGACCACGAACCGCAGCCGGAGCGCCGTCTGCCGCACGTCGATGTCGCGCACCTTCTGGATGCCGCCGATGTCGGACGTGCTTAGGTTGTTGGTCGCGTTCGGCCCGGTCATCCCGGGGTTGTCGCGGTACATCTTCATCGACCGCGTGCGGAAGGTCGGGATGACCATGCAGGGCAGGAAGAGCCCTTGGTCGAGCACCACGGCATTCTCAATCGACTCCTCAGCCGGGCCCATGCCCTTCGCGTACTTGCTCTCGAAGTAGCGCGTTGAATACTCCACGTCCACGGTAATCTTGTTGCCCTCGGGCAGGCCCCAGCTCAGCCGACGCACCAGGGCGCCCGACATCCAGTCGGTGCCCGCGCCGTACTGCTCGCCGATGTTCTTGATGACGGGGCCGCCCTGCGTGGCGTCGTAGATGATCGAATGGGGTTCAAGAGGTCCGACCTCGACCACGCCGGCGCCGTTCAGCACGGTCTTCTCGACCTGCCATCGCTCGGTGATCGTGTGCACGTCCCAGATGTCGCCCTGGTTGGCGGTCGTGCCCCTGAGGTATGCGCGGTAATCGTCTGATTCGATCATGTGGTGGCCTCCCGCTGCTGCTTGGCGAACTGCGCCATGATCGCCTCCAGCCGCTTCAGTTCGTGCGGCTCGAACAACGCGCGCGCCTCTTCCTCCGACTGCGCGATGCTGAGATCTGCCTGACGGATGATCTCCTCGGCCGATCCGCCGCCGATGCCGCCGATGGCGCCTCCGAGCAGCGTGCCGAACCATGTCGCCTGCTTCGACAGCCATTCGGCCGATTCATTCATGGGGCCACCGGCGCCGCCTGCGGCGAAACCCTGACCGAAACCGCCGAAGAAGCCTGCGCCGGTCCTTCCCATTCCGCCTTCCTCGCGGGCCTGCAGCAATGCGGCCGCCTGCGTCAACAGCATCCCGGTAGTGATCTTGCCGCTTGTCGAGAATTCCTGCAGCGTCTGCTCTGCGGTCTTCATCGTCGTGGCGAAGTTGTCGACGATCTTGCCCGCGATCATGAACGGCGCCGCGATGGCGAGTCCGCCGGCTCCCGCGCCGAGCGCGAGTCCGCCCAGGCTGCCGCCGACACCCGAGAAGGCTCCGAGCTTGCCGAAAGTTCCGCCGGCCGCCGCGAGTCCCTGCTTGCCGACGGCGCGCATCTGCTTCTTCGCGTTCTCCAGATCGCGCTGCATGTTCTTCGTGTTGACCTTGACGTCAACATTCATCGTCGGCAGTTTCATGCAGCCTCCAGCGAGATCCGGCGCGCCTTCTGCGGTGGCTGCGCGCCCTTGCCCTTCTCGACCTGGATCATCGCGTCACGGATCGCCGCCTGAAGGTGGGGAATAAGCCTGCCCGTCATCGCGGTCTGCGCGATCACGGTGGCCATGGTGCCGCGGTGGTACTGGCCGCTGCCGCGGTGGTATTGGCCCTTCTTCCACCCCTTGCCGCCACCGCCCTCGACTCCGCGCCTCAGGTTGATTCGAGTCTTCGGCCAGGAATGGAAACCGAGTTCGGTGAAATGGGTGCGCCACCCCACGCCCTCGGCGTCGTACTGCTTCCTGCGCAGGCGGCCGGCGCCCGTGGCGCTGCTCTGCTTCCGGCCGAGCCCCTTGTAATTGATGGCGGCCCATGCCATGCCGTTAGGCCATGCCTTGACTTTCGAGGCCAGACTGGTGACGGTGTAGCCGTTCCTGATCGGCGTGTGGGCGCGTGCCGCCCGTATCACGTCCTTGGCATACGCCCGCAGCGCCTTCCGCGCGATCTGGTCCTGCACCTTGACCTCGAATTGGCCCAGGGCGTTTTGGATTCGGATGATGTCCTGCGGGTTTGGGCGAAACTCCAGTGTTGCCGAGTTCATCGAGCCTTCTCCTGATCGCCTTGTAGTCCGGCACGTCGAGCTCGATGATGAGCTCAAGTACCGAGCGCTCCCATGGTGCTGCACGCCTGTTCCTCAGGACACGCGCGAGCAGCGCGCGCGCGTCCCGGCCTAGTCCACCCCTTCGTTGTACAACGCCTCGATCTGCGGGACCACCTTGGCAGCGAATCCCGCCGGCGCCGCCATGGCGTCGGCCACGTCGGCGAACAGCGGCTTTCCATCCGTGTCCTGGCAGTGCCGGTACAGGCACCACGCGCGCGCGTTCTCGGGGCTCTTCGCGTTCACGTCGACCGCCTCGACGAGATCCGCCAGCGTCGGCCGCGAGATGCGGAACCTGCAGCCGGACCACTCGGCCTCGATGGGCTGCAGGCTCAGGATGGCGCGGATGTCAGGCACTGATGGTGACCTCGCCCGTGATCTGCGCGGAGAACGACGCGCGGACCACGTCCGCGACCGCGATGTTCGGCGAGAAGCTGGTGATGATCGCGTTTGCGGTGTAGGTGGCGGCGTTGTGCAGGGTAAACACGAATGCCACGGTCGATCCAGACTTGACCGCTGCCTCTAGCGCGGCGATCTGCGCGTTGTTCTGGTCGTAGAAGATGTTGCCCGAGATGGTTCCCGTGCGGATGCCCGCGATGTACTTGCGGTCCAGGTTGCCGATCTCGGTCACGTCGATGGTCTCGATGGAGAGCTCGACCGTGGCGTCGATGAGGTTGGCGAGAGCGGTGCCGCCGACGGAGAGCGTGCATCCGGATGTGTTGTAGACGGCCATATCAGGGCTCCCAGTAAACGGTTACGGTGAGGGTTGCGGTGGCGGGTTCCTGCTCGTCGCCGAGCCCGGCGGTAGGCGCCGCCACGGTCTTCGACCTCACGACGAGCGCGTGGATGTCGATGGTGTCGTAGGTGCCCGTGTCAAGCACGCTCGCCTCGATGTAGTCGACGAGCGCGCTGGCATCCACCGTGGTGTCGCATATGCAGGTGACCGTCAGTTCCGACTCGCGCATGGCGCCGATGGTCGCCAGCGCAGTCGACGCCACCTCGAAGGTCACGGCGGGCAGGATGCTCGACTGCAGGCGGTAGCCGTGCGTGACGCGGGCGTCGGGCACGTCGACGGGCGAGGATGCCGACAGCAGCGTCGAGCGGATCAGCATGGCGCGGATGGCGGACTCGATGGACGCCATCAGGTGATCTCCTCGCAGAGGATGACGGCGACGCGGTCGGCTTCGTCCAGGTTGCGGATCGACTGCACCCGCAGCGTGCGCCCGCGCACCGCGAGCCGGTCGAGCTCGGTGAGCCCGACGTTCTGCACCGCCTGCCAGCGCGCGCGGACCTCGCAGGAACGGACCACGACCACGCCGTCGGCGTACTGCTGCTCGGTGGTCGAGTCGTTCCGCAGGTCGCACCGGAATGTGCCGGATTCCGTCCACTCGTCCGTGCGCATTCCCAGCGCGTCCTGCGCCTCGCTGGCGGCGAGCCTGGTCGCCACGTGGGACAGGACGCCGCCCGAGATCATCGGAGCTGGCTCCTGACCGAGTAGAGGTCCATAATGGCGTCGACCGACATCGGGACCGTCTGCAGGCCGATGGGCTGCGCGGCCTCGGGGTTGTTGTACCAGTGCCCGACGAGCGCGATCATCGCGTGGACGAGCGGGTCGGGGATGTTGCTGTAGCCCACGGTGTAGGTCACGGTGATCGCCGTGCCTTCGTAGATCTCGGGGTGCTCCAGGAACCTGATCAGGTTCAGCGGCCCGTCGGTCTGGTCGATCCAGTAGTCGCCCGACGGCATCGTGGTCTGGGTGTTCGTGCTGTTCTGGTAGCGGACGTGCGTGATTCCGGTGTACGGGGCCACCGGGATCAGGCTGTCCGTCCACCAGGACAGGTACAGAGCCTCGCTGCGGGGCTGCAGCGCGAGGCCCGTGCGCTTCTCGACGAACGCCGTCGCCGTCTCCCTGAGCCTGATCAGGTCGGCGTCATCGTCGCTGTAGTCGATCTTCAGCGCGGTCTTGATTGTGCTCAGGGGGATCGACATGGAAAAGGGTCTGCCGCCTTTCGGCGGCAAACCCCATGGGGAAAGATGCTCTCACTTGAACTCGGCGTGCGCGAAGGGGCGGTAGCCCGCGGCACCCGTCATGACGGTGAGATCCGAACGCTTCCACGTCTGCAGGAACACGTTCAGCTTCACCAGGTCGGTGTACTGGTCGAGCATGAATTCGACCGGGCCGCGGTCGTAGATCTCGACGTTGGAGAAATCGCCGACGATGAAGGCGACCGACGCCGCGGTGGTCGCGGTCGGCATGAACTGCGAGATCACCACGGGGATGCCGTAGAGGCTGCCGTTGATGCCGTTCGTGAGGCCCTCGGCGACGTTGTCGGAGACCTGCCAGAGGTAGCGGTTGGAGCCGTCCTTGAGCTTGCGGATCTCCTTGGCCGCCGTGTCACCCATGATCCAGCGCAGCGAACCGCCGCGGCGGTACT